TGCCAGTTACAGATCGTGTCAACCCCAATCATATCGGAGTGGATATTGGTTGTGGAATGTTGTGTGTAGAAATTGAAAACGCAATAACAGAAGGTTCTTTCCCGGACATTAATCATGCAATCCGTTCCATCATACCTATGGGATTTGAGATTAACCAACAACCCTTATCCAAACAAGAAAAGGAAGATTTGTTTACCTTCTTATCTATCAGAATGGATCAGTTCTGCTCTAAATACCAACTAACCAAACCAGTTATTAATGAAGAATATGTATCACAACTTTGTAAGAAGGTGGGGATAAATGAAGGCGCATTCTACAACTCTTTAGGTACATTGGGAGGTGGAAACCACTTTATAGAACTGGGGCGTGCCGAGTCAACCAATAATATATTTCTTACAATACATACCGGATCGCGCAACTTTGGTGTGAAGGTCTGTAAATTCCATGCAGAAATAGCAAAATTTGACAAAAAGGCTTTTTCTAATGAAATTCAACGCTTGAAGTCCACTGTTGAGCCACAATTAATGCAAACTGAAATACTACGTTTGAAGGAAAAATTTACCGAATATTCTGGGTATCTCACAAATGAAGCAATGCTCCACTATTTATGTGACATGGTGATCGCACAAGGATATGCCGCATTCAACCGCAAGTTGATTATACAACGTATAATCAGAGCTTTGGGCTGGAACGCTGCAATATCCGTTGAGACAGTCCATAACTATATCAGCTTTGATGATATGATAATCCGTAAAGGGGCTATTGCCGCATACGCCAATGATTACGTTGTGATTCCTATGAATATGGCAGACGGTATTCTTCTTTGTCGTGGTAAGGGAAACAAAGACTGGAACTATTCTGCACCACATGGTGCAGGACGCTTATACTCCCGTTCCGAAGCTAAAGAAAGATTATCAATGGACGCATTCAAAACCCAAATGAGCAAAGTGTATTCCACTTCCGTATGTGAAGGGACATTGGATGAAAGTCCTATGGCATACAAAAATGTTCAGGAAATAAAAGAGCTTATAGAACCTACGGTAGATATTATTGATACAATTGTGCCACTAATCAATATCAAAGCTGTATGATAGAAAAGACAGACTTCCCTTATACTCTTGGCGGCTATGTTGAACAGCAAAATTATAAAGGTTTCGACATAGCCGTTTCCATTCGTAGATACAAAGGAATATCAGCTTATGTCATTTCCTCGGAGAAAAGGCTAATCCGTGAAGAATCTGCCACCTTTGCCGATAAAGAAGACATGTTCCGTTGGGGACGAGAAGCGGTTGACCGGTATTTGGAACAGCAAGAACGTAGAAAAGAAGAGAATGCAGTCAAACGGGCAGACTATTATAAGAAGAAAGCTCGTGTGGCAGCATTGAAAGCCTTTAATGCCGCTATGTATTTCTCTGATATAAAGGACGGACTTTATGATAAGGCAAAAGGATTTTTTGAATATGAACTGGATAAGGAACATGCAAAGATCAGATGAAAACACTTGATATTATACAAGGCTTTTGCGATCATGTTTTTCGTGATAAAAAAGGAAACCGCATCTTTCCCAATATTTTTGTCGGGAAATGGGAAGCTGACTTATTGGAAGTTACCCGGTCACACCTGACTTATGAATATGAAGTAAAAGTAAGCAGATGTGATTTCCATAAGGATAAAAAGAAAAGTGATAAATATGGCAAGAACAAGTTTGATGTTGTCACTTCCGGCCAACGTACCAATTATTTTTATTATATAGTACCAAAAAGTTTGATAAAGCCCGATGAAGTCCCTGATTTTGCCGGGCTTATTTATGCTTATGAAGGATCAGTGCAATGTTATTCTCTTGAAAAGGGAAGGTATGCGGTAAAGAGAATTTTCTTTGAGGTAGTCAAGCCTGCCCAAAAAGTTTCTGACATGAAAGCGGATGATAATTTCATTCGTAAACTCGACTTATCCATGTACTATCGCTATCACCAAATGAGAAGAGATAATTACAAAAATAAGGAATAATATGGAATTAAGATTAGACCCTGAAATACCGGTCACACGGGTTGTCAACGGACATAATGTTTTCAATAAAGGCTATCACCACGGATTAAGAGGAAAAACCTATGAAGAATACTATGGCAAAGAGAGAGCTGTTGAAATAAGAAAAAGACACAGCGAGGCTTTGAAAGGACATAGATATTGGTCTAATGGAAACGCCCATGCCTTTGCGTGTATCGCAATCACTCCCGAAGGCAAATGGTATAGATTCGATTCAATAACCCAAGCCGCCCAAAAGCTAAATCTGAATTATGCCACAGTTCGCCGGTATATAAAACGAAAAATCAAGCCCCAAAATGGCTGGCAATGGTTTTTGGAGAAAGATAATAACTGGATAAAACATATTGATAATGGGAAAATTAAATGAGATCGCGCAGAAAGCTTATGAATGTGCCGTAAGACGTGGAAAGATTGATCCCGACAATGATAGCAACAACAATCTTCACCGCGATCTGCTTGAAGAAGTTGCCGAAGTCTTTGAGTGTACGGGTGAGAAATCTCCACATATTAAAGAGTATTTAGATGTAGAAGAAGAACTGGCAGATGTAATCATTGTTGCCCTAAGTACACTACATCATTTCAAATGTGACATTGATTCACTCATTGAAGCCAAAATGAATTATAATAAAAACAGAATGGATTGATATAGGAACCGGACAATTAATAAAGTTGATTGTTGAGACGTTTGTCCTTATCTTTGCACTACCATGTGTCTATAAAGATTTCATGAACTTATGGAAAGAAAAATAGGTGATATAAAAGACAAGAAGTTAAAAGCTGAAAATATCACACTGGCAGCAATATATAACATATTGTTCACCAATGACATAGTTTGTTCCTTAATTGTAGAAATGTTAAGTGAATTACGTAAATCAAGGCTTTGTCGTTTCCGCGTAAAGCAGCAAGGAAATAAACTGGAACAGTTGATGCTTCAATATGAAAAGAAAATCAATAAAATAGCTGGACACCGGGCTTTTTTCATGGCTGATGCTAACCAGTATATTGCAGATGAAGTACAACCTGATCTGCTTAAAATGGAATACTCCATTAAACTGGAATTTGACAAATGCCGGATTGAAAACAGTGCCTTACTTGCCAAAGTAGAACTTACAAGATGTATGGCAGAGCTTGCTTGTCTATCCCTTGACAAACGGATAGAAGAAGTCCGTCCATACAACAAAGAAGTAACCGGAATAACATATCTCCGGCTCACTGACACACTTAAAGTATTGGACGAACTTTCTGATATTTTATATAAGGGAGGGTATTGTGACCTCAATCAAAGTGATAATTGCAAAAGGGGGATGGCTAAACTTACTGATTGTGATATTATCAGCCGCGCAATCAATGAGTCAGACAAGTTAAATCCGGCTGGGGATGATGAATAAAAATGGCAAAATATCGTATAGGAATATCCGAGAATCTATTAGGAGACAAACGCTATCAGTGTCAGATTAAAAGGTTTGGCATTTGGTGGAATGATGAAAGTTTCAGCACTAAAGAAAGAATGTTAGATTATGCCCGTAAACTTGAAAAGGCCGGGCATATAGTGTTTAACTATTTATAAGCGAACAATGAAATTAGAAGGAAAAATTATTGTGGCACAACCGATACAATCGGGTGTCTCAAAAAATGGTAACAACTGGCAAAGACAAGATTTCGTTTTGGAAATTCCCGGCCAATACCCTAAAAAAGTCGCTTTTTCAGTAATGAATAGCAATATTCAGAATTTTGGATTAGCAGTCGGGCAAGACGTTGATATTGAAATAGATATTAATGCGAATGAATGGCAAGGAAAATGGTTTAACTCCATTACTTGCTGGAAAGCAACACTCCGTAATCCAGGACAGCCTACCGCAGCGCAACAGCCCCAAACTTATTATCAGGGGGCATCATCCACCGCGGCACCCGTACAAACTGCCATACCTCAACCGCCAGTGGATTTTGGGGAACAAAAAGACGATTTGCCTTTCTAAAGAAAAAGGAGAAGGGAGCATTTCGGCTCCCTTCTTATTAATTAATGTTCCACCTTTACAATTTCATTATAAACGATTTTGCTTCGTGGGTTATGATTGACTATCGTTTGTTTATACCCCTTTGTCCCCCATCTCCACCATAGGAACCTGTGTTTATATATCCGGCTTATCGCACTTGAAAGACTGTCTCTCACTTCATAAGTAAATGTGCTGTCAGGAATATTTGCATAAAAATCCACCCATTTATCTGAATAATTGAAACAGCTGTCTTTCAGAACAAATACAATACTGTCTTTAGTGACAACTTTTGTGGTTGTGATATATTCGACTTCTTTTGGACGCAGATTCAATTCTTTTATTAGTTTTGCATCCGCACTCCGCAGCTCTTTCAATTCTTCTATGTTAAGCCGTAAAACATGGTTTTCAACCACATTTAGACTATCCCTAATCTTATATTCTTCAAGCCCAGTACAGAGACTTTTCATATTATCTGAAAGTCGGGCACTTTCCTTCTTCTCTTCCTGCCACAACCGGTACATCAAAAAGGTTGCCGCAAGGAGTAACACAAAGATTACTCCTATACCTATCTTCAATCTCATAATCAATCTGTATATACATTTTTACCAACTTCCGCAATAACTACCCATGCACCATTACAGAAACCATATATCTTACCGTCATTCTCCGGCATTTCAGGTATTGTATTAAGTTTTGTTTCATTGGCAGTGGCTTTGCTAAGAGCTGTTTGAGCTGTACTTTTTGCAGCATCAGCCGTTGTTTGTGCGGTCACGGCCTTTCCATCAGTAACAGCCAACATTCCAGTCAGAGTTTTTTCATTGGTTACTCCTGCAAGGAAGGTTTCAATTTCATTGAAGGTGTCAATGGCCGTAGTCGCATCAACAGTACCAACCAATTCATCCAAAGCGGTCTTCACCGCATTTATGGACTGTTCCAGTTGGGACTCTGCCAGTTGAGCACGTCCGCTTTCTGCTAAAATATCCGATTTGCTCGCACTGCTGCTACCATCAGAACTTTCCAAAAATGAAGATGAAATAGGAAGTTCATTACATCCTACCATAACATATTGTCCGGCTATCAACCCGTCGACATTCATATCACAGAACTCTCCAACCCCAAGTGCTGTTTTGTAAGGTACATAATCCTTTCCATTAGAACTTTTGTACACAACAACTCTGTTGTTTGCTGCATCTCCAAAATTGATGCTAATAGCAAATTTCCCAGTAGATAACTGTATAGGTTGGCTTTCGTACCAATCCTCTTCTTTAAGAGTAAAATTCAAGTTTGCCATATCTTCTATGTGTTTATATGTTTGTTTCCTATATCAACTCCCAACCTTTCCTTACCTCATCCATGTTTGCAGGAACACCATTCTCAACATAACTCATTGCAGCCACCACCGCAATAAGTTGTTCCCGGTTGTTTCTGTTCAGAATTGTATGACGAGATATGCCTGAACGCTTTTCGACTGTGGCAATATACACTTCAGTATTGTTCTCACATGGCGGTGCCCATCGCATAATAACATCTTCAAGTTCATTGGCCGTGCCGTCTTTGTCAGTATCATACTTATTAAGAATATAAGTTTGAAGAGTTTTAAAAGCAGCACGATAACCGTATGCCATAGTTTTAAACTGAAAGAAACTTTTATCTGTCTGTGTTGCAGACAACCCCTGCCATTTCGTATTATTTCTCCGTATATTTAACGGATTATTATTCCGTAGTCCCCGTGTCATTTTTATCCTCCTTTTCTTTTTGTGTTTCAAACAATATTTGTGCGGCCAGTCGTGCTATATCGTCCTTATTCTCAATGATTATACTCATGGTCTTTTCCGCTTTCCGAAGCTCGGCCTTTTCCCATGATTTCTCACGTACTGATTTAAACTCGCAGAAGACACAATAAACAGCCCATAACATAGCAAATACCGGAAATGGAATGACAATACAACAAATAAGATCAATCATAACCAGTGTAAGAAACGGATTAAAATACTTCTTTGCTTTTGTCGCTGTCATTTTATACTTTTTCGAGGTACGAAGTTCTCCGCGCTGTTTTGCCTTCTGAATCCCCGAAATAAAATCTATCCCCATTGCAATGATGATAGCTGTCATACTCACTGCTATCAAAACCAAATGTAAAAACAAATGGTCGTGAATGAATGCTTCGATAATGTCGTTCATATTCTTTTCGTGTTTGCGTTTATTATATTATCCCAATAGCAATTTGTCGATAGCATCAATAAAGGCCGGGGAACACAAACTTGCATATTCCCGAATCATATTACACTCTTCATCGCTATACTCAATCTCTCCATTGGAGTTGAATATTTTAAATGCGAGTGCATGAGCCTCTATTCCTCTACCAAGTTGATAAATGATATTTGCAAAATCCTTTTTGTAGTTCTCAACGGAGCATCTTGTCTTATCAATATCAACAAAAACCTCAATTCTTTCAAAATTTATCCTTTTCATAATCACTTCCAATCATTGTCGTTTGAAGCACCAAACATCAGACCTCTTCCCAACCAGTCAGAGTTCGGTGACGGATACATAAAATCTGCCAATTGCATACAATGG